AGAGCAAGGTGAAATTCGCCATTGAAGAGGCAGAACAGCTTTTTAACAAGACCGGTATTCAAGGCATGATGATTGACGATGGCTTCGGCGCAGGAGACTGGTCGTCACTATTTCAGTGTATGAGGCGAATTGTGGTTGACAACAAGTGACGAATACGTTATGATCTCCAGTACAGGGAAACAAATGTCAGATCAGCCAAGCTTCAGTAAATTTGGAAAAAACTTTCAAGAAGGATTGGTCCAGCTTATCTTAGAAGATCGTCCTTTCGCGGATCAGATCGCCGAGGTGCTGGATATTAACTTTCTAGAGTTATCCTACCTCCGCACTTTTGTCAAGCAGGTTTTTGGATATCGGGACAAGTACAGTGTTCATCCTTCGCGGAAGATCATGATGACTGTCTTGCGTTCCGAATTGGAGAACGAGACCGAGACAGACAAACAGCAAGTCCGCAGCTATTTTGCTCGTATTTGCAACTCTGAGGTTGAGGGTCGGGGATATATTAAAGAAGTGTCGCTGGATTTCTGCCGCAAGCAGAAGTTGAAAGAGGCGATGATGGAGTCGGTTAAGCTGCTCCAAACTTCGTCGTTTGACGAGATTAGTTCCGTTATTAACAACGCCTTGAAGCTGGGCAGCGACAACAACTTCGGTCACGACTATGTAAAGGATTTTGAAACACGCTTTCAATTGAAAACTCGGAATGCGATTACGACCGGCTGGAACGAGATAGACGATGTTACAAAGGGTGGTCTTGGTGCCGGCGAGCTTGGCGTTGTGATCGCCCCCACCGGTGCAGGAAAATCAATGGTGCTCACCCACTTGGGCGCTCAGGCGGTCAGGGAAGGCAAAACCGTTATTCATTACACACTAGAACTGGCTGAACATGCGATTGGAAACCGCTATGATTCGTGCCTCACGGGTGTTCCGTTGAATGATTTGTTTCAATTGAAAGAAATGGTGTATGAAGCGGTCCAAGAGGTCGAAGGCACACTAATTATTAAAGAGTATCCGACAAAATCTGCGAGTACCCGTACACTGTCAACTCACTTGGAGAAATTGCGGAAGCGAGACATAACGCCGGATATTATTATTGTCGATTATGGAGATCTTTTGCGACCAATTACATACCAGAAAGAGAAACGAAACGAATTAGAATCTATATATGAAGAGTTGCGCGCCATCGCACAGGAGAATCAGTGCCCTGTGTGGACCGCATCTCAAACAAATAGGTCGGGGTTGAATGCAGAAGTTATTACAATGGAGTCAATCAGTGAAGCGTTCAATAAGTGCTTTGTGGCAGACTTTATCTTTTCAGTATCCCGCACAATCGATGATAAAAACAACAACACCGGTAGAATCTTTGTTGCCAAAAACCGAAATGGACCAGACGGGCTCGTATATCCAATCTTTATGGATCCGGGGTCAGTGAAGATTAAGGTTCTGCAACCAACTGGAGAAACACCGGGAGAGATTATAGAAAACTCTGCAAAACAGCAAGCGGAGAATCTAAGAGACAAATACAAAAATTACAAAGAAAATAGGAGTAAGAGCAATAATGTATGAACAACAGGAGCGCGATTCATCAGTGCGCAGATTTCGGCTTTCAGAGTCGTTTATTGATAACTATCGGGGTCAGAAGGTTCCTTGGGGTCCGCTGGGCTACGTGACGTTTAAACGCACGTACTCTAGGCGACTGGAGGAGACCGATCCTAATGCGGTAGGCACAGAAGAGTGGTACCAGACATGCCGAAGGGTTATCGAAGGCATGTTCGATATTCAAAAGCAGCACGTTGCTCGTTTGGGGCTTGAATGGAATGACGCTAAGGCTCAGCGTACAGCGAAGGATGCTTATGAAAGATTGTTCACTCTAAAGTGGTCTCCCCCCGGTCGTGGATTGTGGATGATGGGCACCAAGTTTGTGCAAGAGCGCACCGGCGCTGGCTTGTTCAACTGTGCCTTTCGTTCCACAAAGGACGTTAGCACCAAGGGTGGCTATCTGTATGCTTGGATTATGGATGCGCTGATGGTCGGCATCGGCGTTGGCTTCGATACTAAAGGCGCCGGTACTGCAACCATTAGCGAGCCTAATTGGGTTGACGATGTACATGTTATCGAGGATAGTCGCGAAGGCTGGGTTCGTTCTGTGCGTATTTTACTGGACGGGTATTACTTCGGCAGCGATGTTCCCCGATTTGATTATAGTGCCATTCGCCCATTGGGTGCCCCCATCAAGGGTTTCGGTGGCACGTCGGCTGGTCATGAACCGCTGGCTTTGTTACACCAGAACTTGCGAGAGTTGTATGACGTGCGCATCGGAGAAGCAGTAACCTCTGTGGATATCGTAGATACAGAGAATCTTATTGGTAAATGTGTGGTCGCTGGAAACGTTCGACGCTCAGCCGCGTTAGCCCTCGGCGCCCATGATGACAAAGAATATCTGTCGATGAAGAATGATCAGAAGAAGCTTTACTCTCACAGGTGGGGATCCAATAACTCGTTTGAAGCAAAGGTCGGCATGGACTACACATGGCACGCAGAACAGTCTCAGAAGAATGGCGAGCCGGGATATATTTGGCTGAACAACGCCCGCACCCGTGGTCGTTTTAAGGATGAACCCCGCGACGATGATCGCCACGTCATGGGGTTCAATCCCTGCGTGGAGCAGCAGCTTGAAGATGCTGAGTTGTGTTGCTTGGTCGAGACATATCCAGCGAAGCATGATAGTTATGAGGACTACCTGAAAACATTAAAGATCGCATATCTTTACGGCAAGACTGTAACGCTAGTTAACACACATTGGCCAGAGACGAACGCAATCATGCTCAAGAACCGACGCATCGGATTATCTCAGTCTGGCGTTGTACAGGCATTTGCCAAGCACGGTCGCCGCGAGATTTATGATTGGTGTGACAAGGCATACGACCACGTACAAATTCTCGATGAAGAGTACTCAAACTGGCTTTGCATACCCCGTTCTATCCGCATGACAAGCATCAAGCCCAGCGGCACAGTGTCATTACTTAATGGCTCCACTCCCGGCATCCATTTCCCCGAGTCCGAATACTATATTCGCAGGATTCGTTTCTCAAACACGTCAGATTTACTTGATCATTTGAGCAAAGCAGGTTATAATATGGAACCAGATGCTTATTCGCCAAACACTACTGTTGTAGAGTTTCCGATTCGCGAGCCTCATTTTGAGAAGAGCAAGAAGGATGTATCGATGTGGGAGCAGCTTGAAATTGCCGCACAGTATCAACACTTTTGGGCTGACAACTCTGTGTCAGTAACTGTAACTTTCCACCCGCATGAGGCTGAAAGCTTGAAGAGCGCTCTAGAAATGTATGAGACTCGACTGAAGGCGGTGTCTTTCTTGGCATACAAGGAGACAGGATACAAGCAGGCGCCCTACGAACCGATTACCGAGAAGCAGTATAAGCAAATGGTAAAAAAGATTACGCCGATTGAGCGTATTGAAACCGAAACCGAAGGTGCTGGATCTAAGTTCTGCACTAATGACTCATGCGAAATATAGGAGGAGACGTGATTCTAACACCAAAGAATCGATACATTCAGATTGAAGAGCTAGGAGGTACCAAGGAAGACGAAAAGGGCTTCGTGCTTCCGGATAACTATCAGGCACCTGCCAAGGAGTATGATTATTATCGTGTAGTTGCACAAGCTAGCGACTGCAGCCTAAACTTGAAAAATGGAGATATGATAGCGGTCGAGCGACACATGGTTAAGAATCTGGAATTTCACGAACAGAAATATTCGTTGGTTCTGGAAAATTATGTGCTTGCTTCACTTATGGATGTATGAAACAACACGTTTATCAATGGGATAACGTAATTATAGGGTACAGTCTGAGTGCCCTGATTTATGCGTTCTATACCGGGCACCCTATTATTGGGTATACCCGTTCTGCGCCTAAAATAATTGATGACTTCCGAGAAGAAGTGGATTATGCAGAGCATGGCTTTGGTAAAAGCAAGACCAAGAAGCAAGCGGAGTTATGGAACCATTTGTACACGCTGCTTTCCATGGGTGGTCAGATTCCGTTTGCTGACAATACGCAATCTATTCGTATTGACAAGATGGGGTTGACCGGCGGCACGCTGACTGTTGTAAGTGATAATCGCTCTAAAGTGACGAAAGTTGAGTATGGAGAATTGTGGGTGTTTAATGATGACGGGATCGGTGGTATGCCTCCTATAACTAAGGCAAGTGAAACTTACAGGGTTATAGATTGGTTTAATGTTTTGTCTGGCATGAAGCATGCCCACTCGCGTATCATTACGCCTTCCCAAGACTTTGTGCGTGAAATCATTTTTTATCCTTCTGAGCGAATCGACGGCGCCACTGCTCGCGAGTTGAAAGACTTGTGCGCCATTTCCTATCTACAGGAGGACGAGTTGGACGTGTTTGAGAAATCACCCACTTATGTCAAGTTTGCGATTCTTGGCGCAATGGAGGACATGGGAATACGCGGAACTAAAAATGGTATTTGCTCCAAGACCGGTAATCAAAAACACTATGCTCTCAAGATTCAGTTTGATCGTCGCGAGAAAGACAGGGTTGCCATGCACGGCTACGGACCTTCAAACCGCATCACTTATCATAAAGTTAGCCCCTTGGAAATGCTGACAGAGTTGCGACGTGAAGGATACAACAAGCCAGCCAATCGTTACATCCCCAAAGTCTTATTAACCTTATGATTGAATCTGGTGCAGGAAACTCTAACTCGTTTCATCTTGCCGGCATCATTCCGATTGCTGGGCAGGCATCAAACATTAACCTTGGGTTGCCAAACTGTATGGCTCCAGTGGGGGAAAACTACACGGCGCTAGAGTTGGCGGTTGTCCAATGTGCATATGCGGGCTGTGAGACTATTTGGATTGTGTGTAATGATGACACTGCGCCCATTATTAAGCATCGTCTGGGGGATTATGTCGAAGACCCCGTTTGGAGACACAGAGGCATGTCACCATATCCCAGCGAACACAGGATCGAAATACCAATTTTTTATGTCCCCATCCACCCCAACGACAGAGATAAGAGAGACTGTCACGGCTGGAGTGTTCTGCACGGAGCCCTAACAGCGTATCATGTTTCAAGACAAATGAGTAAGTGGGTTGTTCCTGATCGATATTTTGTTGCATTTTCTACTGGCATTTATGATCCGACTGTGTTAAGATCATACCGTAAGGAGATTTCATCAACTACCGGGTTTTACCTTGCTACCAATGGCGAGACAATCCAAGAAGGGCACCCGATTAGTTTTACTTTCGATGCAGAAGATTTCAAGAGGTTCAGACGTGACGTTAGACAGAAAGGTACAGGGGGCTGGTATGCACCCAAGGAAGGGGAAAAATATCCCAGCAAAAGACTACCTATTGAAAAAAGATATTCAGCACGTCATTTTTCGCTTGACATTGTGTTTGGATCTGCTATAATGGAGGGAGCTAATAAAGTCGAAGCGCCTTGGTTTCACCCCATATCGGATTGGGAACATTACCGCAAGTTTTTAGCCTCACCCGAGGCAGCAACAATTGAACGACCGGACAATATTTTACCGGTCTCAAAATTTAATCCTATCGGCATAGATATTGAAAAAGGAGAATAAAATGCCTACTAACAAAACAACAACAAACAGAACAAATCAGCTTGAAGCTGAGAATCAGGTTCTTAGCGAGAAGATCAATAACGTTTATCGACGCCTAGGTGGGCTTCGTTATCACGTTATGACGGAGAGCGCCAACGGCAATGACCTTGGACCTACCGACTTTGTTCGGCTCGTAGACAACATCATGGAAGAGGCGTAGCTATAAATGACAACTCGCGTTTCTTCTGAGATTCCGTTCGTAAACCTGCACGCTCACAGTGTTGCGGGTTCGATCTTTGATGCGATTGGGTACCCCCAAGAGCATATGGATTTTGCATATCAAAATGGTTGCACTGCTTTGGCACTAACAGATCATGGAAACATGAATGGGTTAGCCCATCAAGTGTTGCATGCCAAGAAGATGCAAGCCGATGGTAAGGACTTCAAGCCAATCTATGGCGTCGAAGCATATTTCATTCCTTCTATCGAAGAGTGGCGAACGGACTATGAAGAAGCCCGAGCCAAGGTAAAGAACAAGAAGAAAGAGTCCCAGTCAGGCACTACGATTGAAGACGAGGATGCTAGCAAGAAGGTGGTAAAGGATGTACTTCGCCGCCGTGCTCACCTTGTCTTGGTTGCACAGAACCAGACGGGACTTAATAACCTTTTCAAACTCATCTCCGAAAGCTACCAGCCTGAGAATTTCTATCGCTATCCGCGAATGGACTACGCTTTGCTTGAAAAGTATTCGGAGGGTATCATTGCATCCTCCGCTTGCTTGGGCGGCGTATACGCTCAAGACTTCTGGCATAGCTGGGAGACTGACGAGGATGGCAACCGCACATTCGACAGGGACGAGTGCCTTGACCGCATGCGCACGACCACACGTCGCATGCAGTCTATCTTTGGCGACCGCTGGTACGGAGAGTTGCAGTGGAACAACGTTCCCGAGCAGCACCAACTGAACCAGTGCATCATTGAAATGCATCATGAGTTTGGTATTGAGTTAGTCTCCACAGCAGACAGCCACTACCCGAGCCCTACCGCATGGAAGGATCGTGAGTTGTATAAGCGCCTTGGCTGGCTTGGCAAGTCCAAGCCCGACTATGAGAGTAACGAACTACCTATTGATGTAGAGGAGATCGGTTATGAGCTATATCCCAAGAACGGTGACCAGATGTGGGAGTCGTATCGGAAGTATTCTACTGATGCTGGGACTGAGTATGATGATGATCTGGTTCTTAACTCGATTAAGAATGGTCATAGGATCGCTCATGACAGGGTTGATTCGTTCTTTCCAGACAACACCGTTCGCCTACCGGACTTTGTGGTACCAGCAGGACATACCGCGACCGAAGCGTTGATTCAGTATTCGCTGGAGGGTTTGAAGAACCTTGGCTTCGTGGACAACGAAGAGTATCGCGACCGACTCAAGCGCGAGTTGCAGGTCATTGACGACAGAGGGTTCAGTAAATATTTCCTGACCATGAAGGCTATCGCAGACAAGGCTACAGAGAAGATGCTGGCTGGTCCCGGTCGTGGTTCGGCTGCAGGTTCGCTGGTGGCATATGCTTTGGGCATCACACAGATTGATCCTATCAAGTACGGTCTACTGTTCTCACGTTTCCTGCGCTCTGACGCTACGGACTATCCGGATATTGATTACGATGTGTCCGATCCGATGGTGCTCAAGGAAGAGCTTATCGAACAGTGGGGCGAGGACACTGTTGCGCCTATTTCTAACTGGAATACGTTGCAGCTTAAGTCACTCATCAAAGATATCTCTAAGTTTTATGGTATCGAGTTTACTGAGGTGAACGCAGTCACTAGCACAATGATGTTTGAGGCTACAGGTCCAGCCAAGCAGCGCCATGGCATCAAGGCGGGCGTATATGTACCCACCTTTGAAGAGGTCATGGAATTTAGTGGAACCTTGCAGGCATTCCTGAACAAGTATCCGCACGTCAAGACGCACGTTAACGCACTGTATGGACAGACTCGCTCTTGTTCACGTCACGCTGGTGGCGTTGTGGTTGCCGAGAACCTTGACCAATACATGCCATTGATTAACTCAGGCGGTATTCGGCAAACGCCATGGTCCGAGGGTCAGAACGTTCGACACCTTGAGCCGATGGGATTCATTAAGTTTGATATCCTTGGGCTGTCTACGCTCCGAATGATGGAGGGCGCTATTGAGCACATCTTGCATCGTCATCATGGCGTTGAATCACCGACGTTTGAAGATATCAAGAAGTACTACGATGAAAACCTACATCCAGATGCGATTGATTTCGATGATCAGGACGTGTATAAGAATGTCTTTCACGCCGGCAAGTGGGGAGGAGTCTTTCAGTTTACTGAGAACGGAGCGCAGCAGTTTTGCGTCCGAGCCCAGCCGACAAGTATCATTGATATCTCAGCTATCACTTCTATCTTTCGCCCCGGTCCACTGAGTGCCGGTGTTGACAAGGATTATGTGGAGGCGAAGCAGGCACCACAGTACGTCAAGTATCTACACCCAATCGTGGAAGAGATCACGCAGGAGACTTATGGATTCCTGATCTTCCAAGAGCAGATTGCGATCTTGGCTCACAAGTTGGGTAAGGACTTGACCCTTGACGAAGGTAACCTGTTGCGCAAACTACTTACTAAGAAGGGAACAGGCAAGAATGATAAGAAAGCGCTTATTCATAAAAAGTTTGTTGAAGGTTGCCAAGAGAAGGGCATCAAGCTCGCGGACGCTGAAGGACTGTGGGATACTTTTGAGTACTTTTCTGGTTATGGCTTCAATAAGTCACATGCAGTATCGTACTCAGTCCTCTCATTCCAGTGCGCGTGGCTGATGAATTATTATCCTGCCGAGTGGCTGGCATCCTTCTTGGACAAGGAGCCAGAGTCTCGCAAGGAAAAGGCAATCAACGTCGCCAAGAACTATGGCTTTGAGATTGCGCCACTTGATGTTAACAAGTCGGGTACGGTGTGGGAGATTAGCGAGGATGGGCAGACGCTCATTCAGCCGCTCACATCGGTCAAGGGTTTGGGTGAGGCAGCTATCGCACAGGTGATCGCCAACCGCCCATTTAATAACGTTGAGGAGTTTTTGTTCAACGAGAATATCACGTATTCAAAACTGAACAAGAAGGCACTCGATGTTCTTATTCGTTGTCAGGCTATGAACAATCTGATGGATGAGAGGTTCACGGGACTCAAACACTTCTGGTCTTGTGTCGCAGTAGATCGTCCGAAGAACCGCAAGCGCTTCAATGAAAATATTGAAATGTATTCTCCCGAAGGTGAGTTTACGGAAGAAGAACTGATCCAGTATCAGGTTGATCTCACAGGAGTATTCCCTTTCGACTTGGTTCTCAGCGAGCGCATTCGTCAGCGACTGGAGGAGAAGTTCGTACCTCCGCTTGGCGAGTTCGACCCCGATCTGCAGGTTGCGTGGTTCGTCCCGCGTAAGATTGTTCCGCGCAAGACCAAGCACGGTAAGATTTATTGGATTGTTGAAGTTATCGACTCATCCAACAAGACAACCAAGATTAAGTGCTGGGGCGTCAAGCCCGAGCGAGGGGACAATGTTCAGATCAATCGCCCATATATGGCGCGGCTTGAGTATGATCCGAAGTGGGGCTTTAGCACCCGGTCGATTCATCACAACTTTAAACTATTAGGCTAAATATGAAACACATTATTAAAGCTAGTCCTCTGTTGAAGGACTACGATCTCCGAGACAACTTTCCGGTTATCATCAGGGTGAGAAACTTCAACGAGGTTACGGCAAAAGATTTCTCTGACAAGATGGCAAAGGCTCACAACACAGGTCAACCAGTCATCCCGGTTGTTATCGACAGCTATGGCGGTGCGGTGTACAGCCTTATGTCCATGATATCAGATGTTCAGAATTCGGAACTGCCAGTTGCGACGATCATCCAAGGTAAAGCCATGTCGTGTGGCGCTATCTTTTCGACGTTCGGTGCCAAGGGCATGCGATATATGGATCCTCATGCCACTGTCATGATTCACGATGTAGCTTCTGGCGCATGGGGGAAGGTTGAAGAGATCAAGGCGGACGCTAAAGAGTGTGAGAGGCTACAAAAGAAGGTTTACCACATGATGGCGCAAAATTGTGGCAAGCCAAAAAACTATTTCTTAAAACTGATTCACGAAAAAGGACATGCAGACTGGTACCTTGAACCAGACGAATGCCTTGAGCATGGATTAGTTAATCACATTGCAGTGCCAAGATTTAATGTAGACATTAATGTGGACATTACCTTTGGCGAACAAAACGAATAAAACTAACTAGTTAGAGTATGCTGGACGCCTTCATAACCATATTTGTTGCCTTTTTTGTGCTGTTTGCGACGTGTATATTGGGTACTCTTGTGATGGCACGCCGTCGCCAGAAGCGCACAGAACGATTAATGCAGGAAATGATGGATGAATACGAACAAGCGTACATGCGTTCTCCAGACGATTTTTTGCGTGATAACATTATTGAGTTTCAAGATTACCGATGGCGAAAACTCGATAAAAATAATGAAAAATAAGTTGACAGCGACGTTGTAAGCTGCTATTATATACACACTAACCACTCATTCAAAGGAGCACAAAATGGATGATGACAACACGCCCACGCCTGTAATTTCTAAAGCAGAGGCAAGACGACAGCGATATATTATTGAGTATATCCGCTCACTTAAAACCATTGAGGATGCGATGGAGCCATATAAGGATCAGCGCCGCGAGCTTCGCAGCGATTACCGGCGACAAGGCTGGCTTACTCGCGATGAAATGAGCGTTGCGGTCAAGGCATATCGACTCATGAAGGGCGAGGTTGACCTTGACGCGCTGTATGACACTTATAGTGTTCTTGCGACTGCTGCCAACCCTGACTTGGAGGGTGGCGAATAATGATGATCGAATGGTGTCGTACACACTTTAACGTACACCCGCCTTCGCGGGCTAATCCAAGTGATGCAGGGCTGGACATCCACTTCAGCCCTGCGGATCATCAACCGATCACTGTTGAGCCGGGCTGCAGCGCAGTCTTGCCAACTGGCTTAAGGTTCGGGATTCCACATGGCTATATGCTGGAGGTGAAGAATCGTTCCGGAATGGCTGCAAAGCGCAGCCTTATTGTTGGCGCATGTGTGATTGACTCAGGTTATGATGGAGAGGTCTTTATTAACCTTCACAACGTTGGGACAACAACGCAAATCATTGAACCACATGCCAAGATCGCTCAAGTCGTCATGACGCCAGTTGTACATTTTCGTGCATTGGAACGTCAAGGCGATGGCGACTTGTATGGCTGGTATCCAATTACAATCAGCGACCGTGGAGACGGCGCACTAGGGAGCACAGGCGAATGAACACAGCAACACAACAAACACTATTTTCATCCAAGACGGGCGAGTGGGCAACTCCGCAGGACTTCTTTGATAAACTGAACTGGCGATTTGGACAGTTTACTCTGGACCCCTGCGCAACTATCCACAACACCAAGTGTGAAAACTTCTACACAGAAGCAGAGAACGGACTTGCTAAGGACTGGGGAGGCGAAAACGTTTTTGTTAATCCTCCGTACGGTCGCGGTATCGAACAGTGGATCGCCAAGGCATACCGGGAATCAAGAAAGGAGAGTACCCGAGTAGTGATGCTCATCCCAGCCCGCACCGATACACGCTACTGGCATGACTATGTTATGAAGGCAAAAGAGATTCACTTTGTTAAAGGCAGGCTTAAGTTTGGTGACAGTAAAAACTCTGCCCCGTTCCCTTCAGCGGTCGTGGTCTTTGAAGGCACAAGCCGGGATGCTTGGGGTAGTCCGAGCACTTTTACGATGGAGAAGTCGTGAATCGAAAGCAGCGTCGGGCTGCTGCAGCCACGGAGCGTAAGAACGGCGACGAAGATGTAGCCGAGAAGATGGCTTTCTACGGCAAGCTGCCAGACCACTGCCTCATGTGTGAAGCATCGTTTGATAAAACAGATCGTAAGATGGTGTCGTCTTGGAACGTGGTTGTCCGAGAAGCAGAGAAGATTGTTCGGCTGTATTGTCCTGATTGTTGGAGCGCAGCCCAGCGTATTGTTGAGAGGTATGAAGATGAGAACAACAGTTAGTTTGACGTACGATGATGTACTATTGGTCCCGCAGTATTCGGATATTAGAAGCCGACAAGAGATCGATATCAGTACGACACTCGGAGGCAGACACTCTAGACCTATCAGGCTTCACTTGCCTGTTATATCATCGCCAATGGATACGGTTACTGGACCAGCCATGGCAAATGCTATGAATAAGGCTGGCGGCTTGGGCATTATCCATCGCTATTGCACAACCGACGAGCAAGCTAAGATGGTCAGGAAGATCACCACCTGCCTGAAGGCTGCGGCTATCGGCGTAACTGGAGACTATCACGATAGAGCGAAGGCGCTGGTTGCGATGGGTACAAAAATCTTATGTGTTGATGTAGCTCACGGGCACCACATGCTGATGGAGGCTGCACTTAAGCAACTTAGAGACACGTTTGGTGATACCGTTCATATCATGGCGGGCAACGTCGCTACGCTCGACGGCATCAATGCACTGTCCGATTGGGGCGCCGACTCTGTTCGGTGCAACATCGGTGGCGGCTCCATCTGCTCCACCCGGATCCAGACTGGACACGGACACCCGGGCTTGCAGACTGTCATTGACTGCAGCAGAACCGACAGAGACGTTTCGATTATTGCTGACGGTGGCATTCGGAACAGCGGTGATATGGTGAAGGCGTTAGCCGCAGGAGCAGATTGTGTGATGGTCGGCTCGCTCCTATCAGGGACGAGAGAAACCCCGGGCGAGATCATTTATATTGATGGACGCCCCCACAAGACCTACCGAGGCATGGCGTCTGAAGAGGCACAGAAGGATTGGCGCGGTTCAGCGTCCTCGCTTGAGGGGATTTCCACGGTTCTTCCGTGCAAGGGACAGGTGAAAGATGCTCTGTACGGTCTGGACAAAGGGGTACGCAGCGGCTTTTCATATTCCGGCTCGCGCACACTGACCGAGCTACAGTCTAAGGCTGTGTTCACGCGCCAGACTGCGGCTGGTATGCGAGAGTCGAGCACGCACATCTTGGGGCTGAAGTAGTGTCTGATGAATTCTACAACAAGCGCGTGGTTTTTAGAGAGAACGATAAGATTCATGCATCGCTGCGTGTGCGACTACACTACGATGGAGTTAGCCAGTCAGATTTCTTTCGTGGTTGTATTAATGCATATCTGAATCAAGAGCCAGAGTTCATGGAATTTTTAGAAACATTAAAGTCCGAGAAAGGAAAACACAGCAAGACTAAGAACACAAAGTCTGCAAAGTTGCGCAAGCAAGGCGAAGAGCTTAAGGCACGTTTCGCGCTTGACTCAAATGAGATAGAAAACATTTTCGATATGATCGAGGAGGAGCATAATGAGTTATGAGATAGGCGATATTGTACTGTGGAATAGAAAGAGTACCCCGGGATACTACGGCGTTATTGTGAGCACCGAGTTACGTCCTTCTACGGGGTCAACTCCACCGTGGCGTTGGTACAAGATCAAGTTCACAACGCCCACCCCGCCAGAATTGGACGATGGATGGTTTCGGTGTGATCATATTTCGATAGTTAACGGCTATGAACAGCTATCGAAACTGCACAAAGCTATGATTGAATCGGCGGACATAAAGGAAAGGACGGAATGAGGCAGTGTGCAAGAACCTGCCTCCAAAAAAATAAAACATGTTCCGAGCAAGAGTGTCGTCTGTGGATCGATTATGGCGACGATTTAAACTGTACTTTAGTGGCTGTTTATAGGCACGGCTCTATGACTTTGGAGGAGGTTGCTAAAAGATTAAAGTACACGCCAGCTAGAATTCAACAAATAGAGAAGAAGGCACTTCAGAAGATCTCGCTGCGCGCTGCCTACCTTAAGGAATTTTTTCTTCCATAGTAGTAGCCGTTTGTTATTTCATAGACTATTTATTATCGAAGCCTTCATATAATATATTATTAGGAGATTATACGAGATGAGCAAAAAGAAGCTAATTTTAAATGAGTCAGTTACTCGCAGGTTTATGCGTCTAGCTGAGATCGAATCAAAGTTTACCGATCAGTTCTTGACTGAGTTGGGCGAAGAGGAAATGGACTTGGGCGCTCCCATGGGCGACGAGGGAGAAGAACTCCCCGGCGACGAGGGACCAGAAGAAGAGATGCCCGAAGAAGAAATGGGTGATACCGTCGAAGTAGATGCTACCGAGCTAGTCTCTGACATTGTTGCTGCACTGCAGAAGCAAGGCGCAGACGTGAGCATGGAAGGTGGCGAAGAGGAAGAGGCGCCTGATGGTGAGGAAATGGCACCAGTTGCTGGTGACGAAGAACTCCCCCCCGAAGAAGAGGAGCCTCTTATGCAAGAGCTTGAGAAAGCCGGCATCACTGTCACTAACGACAATGCCATGATTAATGAGGTTGCCCGTCGAGTCGCTAGGCGACTTATGGCAGCAAACAAGCCCCGCAAGGGCTAAAATGCTAAAAACTAATAATATATTGCTTTAACACTGCTACCCTATAGTGTATTATACTATAGGGTAGTGTTGTTTGTGAAAAATGGAGTTGCAATGGAGTATGCACTAGGAGCCATTATTGGCTATTTTGTAGGGTGCGCAGTAACAAACCTGATGACCTTGGGTCGCATGGGCATGTTTGTCGAGAAGACGGGCTTGCAATCGTTGAAGCTGATCGTTTCGGCTGTGGAAGATATTGAGTTCATGCGCGCTTTAAAGTACAGGGGGATCGAAGAGACGGGAGACAAAGCCATGCTTGTCCGTCAAAAGAATATGGATGATTATGAAATAGATCGATGGAAAAAGGCAGTTATTGATAATTACTTAGCCAGCTTTCCAACCGTCTATAAGAGACAGTTCGTAAAGTTTACGAATTGGGAACAGGCAGTGCAGCATTTTGAAGACAACAGAGGAAGGCTATAATGATCATGTCACCAAAGAAGAAGCCCAGCGCCGAGGAAGAAAAGGATAAAGAAGAGTCACAGGAAGCCTCAGAAATGACAACAGAGCAGCTAGCCGCTGCGTTGGGTCTTGAACCAGACGAAGAAATGCGCATCGTCGGACTCTATGGCGACATTACAGAATCCAAATCTCGCGAATGTTTAAGTGGCATGCTTGTGCTGCACAACTCTGGAAAGAGAGAAGAGGAGGGCAAGGAGATATGGGATCCTATGGAGTTCATTATCTCTACCTACGGCGGCAGCGCAGACGACATGTTTGCCCTCTATGATATAATGCGTGTTATCCAGAAAGACTGTGAGATTCACACTTTCGGGCTTGGTAAGGTCATGTCGGCTGGCGTGTTACTGCTAGCAGCAGGCACCAAGGGCAAGCGTAAGATTGGCGCTAACTGTCGCGTCATGATCCATTCGGTCATCGGCGGCAATCATGGCTCGCTGCATAACCTAGAAAACGAAATGGACGAAATTAGAAACTCGCAAGAAAACTATGTTAATGCGCTGGTTAGAGAAACCAATCTGACAAAGCGTACACTCAAGAGACTGTTAGAAAGAAAAGTCAACGTATACCTATCAGCCACGGAAGCGGTTGAGTATGGCATTGCGGACATTATTGTTTGAGGTTTCAATGGACAAAGTATTCTACAACAAGTCGTCGCAGGACTCATTAGGTTGGGTTCCTTCGTGGTTTGGTTGTGAATATAATGACGACGAACTGGTTGCTGCTGTAAAAGAGTGGCAGAAAGAGAATGATCTGACAGCAGACGGATTAGTTGGACCCGCGACTTATCGCCGCATCTGGACCGAGCGAGAAGCAAGCATTTCTGATCATGAGCCCTATCCGTCACCCTACACCAAGGGCAAAGGCTGTACAGACCAAAAATATATTGTCCATAACGGAAAGTTTATAGAGATTGATTGGGACAAGGTTGTTCTATGGGACGATGCCTTGGGGCTGGACTGTGAGCCGGGCAGCTACTATGACTATGCCGGCAAGCCAGATCGCAAGCCCACCATCTTTGTCAACCATTGGGACGTGTGCCTCTCATCAGAATCCTGCGCGATTGTCTTGGCACGTCGTGGAATTTCAGTTCACTTTTGTATTGACAACGATGGCACTATTTATCAATTGCTGGACACTCAGCATGGAGCATGGCACGCTGGCATCGGCAAGGTTAACCATGCATCTATAGGCGTGGAGATCAGCAACGCATACTACACCAAGTACCAGAGTTGGTATGTTAAGAATGGCTTTGGCGAACGCCCGATACAGGACGGCGCGTGGGTTCATGGAAAAAAGCTCAAACCTTTTACAGATTTTTATCCAGTGCAGATTGAGGCGCTGAAGGCACTGTGGAAAGCGGTGCATCAAGGTATCGGGATCCCGTTGGATGTTCCTGTTAAGAACGGCGAAACATCCACAGTGGTACATAAGGATGCGTCCCGAGCAAAGTTTAAAGGATTTGTTAGCCATTATAACCTGACAAGCAGGAAGATTGACTGTGCTGGTCTGGATTTATTAAGGTTAAGTAACGAAGTAAAAGCAGAAATTGAGGACTAATTAGTATATGAGCAATAAAGAATTGGATCTGCTAATCGAGCAGTATTTTGGCACCGTTGCTGCGCCAACATTAAACTTGGAGATGTTGGTTGAGATGATTGAGGATTCGTATCCCGACATCACAGCGCGATCTGATCCTGCCGGTCTTGATCGCGGACCAAACCCTGAGATGATCGCAACACATGTCCCTGCGAATTTTGATCGAGCCACCGTTGAGAACGTGGTCGCGCAAATGACGGGAAGCCCCGACCCAGCGATGGTTGACCGGGTGATGCTTCATCTAACAAACCCACAGGGTCTATCAGATAAGGGCTCCCCACAGGCACAGATTAACGAAGGTCGCTTGCCGCCCGAGCAGTGGAAAGAGATTTATCGTCAGCTACTAATGGTTGGCGTAGACTCAGATATGGTTGAGGCTATTCGGCTCCTAGCCGACAGCGGTATGAGCAAGGATGATCTACAGGCGATGCTAACACAACAGTCGATGCAAGATGCTCGCGGCATGCAGCAGATGAACGAAGAGCAGACTGCTGGTCAAAAGTTTGTATTATCGCTTCCCAAGTACACGCCCACTGAGGCATGGGGAAATCCAGATCACATGGATCGGGAACAGGTAAACAATATCTTTAAGGTTGTTCGTGGTGGTACTTCTATCGAAGGTCGAATCCAATACCTTAACGAATTCCTCGACCCAGCGAAGGCGAAGCGCAGGACCAGCCCCCGAGTCATTATCAACACAATGATTATTATTGAGAGCCTTAAAGCTGCAATGAATCACTTTAACGAGTCGTCTGCTGGTTTCGTATTTGAGGCATTCATGGCTGCGCTAACTGGCGGACATCAGGAGGCTGGACGAGTCAAGGGTACGCTGCCTATTGAAGACTTCGTTGCCTTCAGTCAGTATGGCGGCAAGAATATCCCAGTGAGCCTCAAGTTGCTGGGCAAGAGCACCGGCGTTAAAGGAAGCTTTACTAACCTTGTGGACTTTTTGTTCGTACGTGGCGAGCCTGCCATCAAATACCTTGTTGCATACAAGACCAAGGAAGAGGGCGGCGCAGTCGGAGCACTAGAAATCTGGGAGTTCGACATTACGAGAGAGAACCTGACTACTTTCTTGGCTGGTGGCTCAAAGAAAACCCGAGCCCTGTTGGGCGATGTGTCTGTTGACGCTCTCAATGCTGCAATCCAATCGGGAGATCAGGAACAGCTTGCTGCAGTTATGACACAGGCTCCCGGCTATACCAAGCGCGGCATGTTGCACAAGCAAGTCGCGCCAGAACCGGAAGAGCAAGAGCCGCTTGATGAATCATTAACCTTTTACCAGCGCGAGAAAATCCTTATGCAAGAAGAGCGCGTGTTGGCAGAGGGTCGCGGTGAAGATCCTTCACAGTGGGAGGTGTCATTCGGCATGATTAAGAAGCTGGGCGGCAATATCAACTTGCAAGGTCATGGCAACCTTGATTTTACTGAGAAGCGATTCAACGCTATCGCAGAGATTTACGCGAAGACTCTAGAGGGTCGTGTTACCGATCTGCTTGACGGTGTTCAGAATCTAACCACAAATATCGGTGAATACTTTTCGTCTCGCCAACGTAGCACAGCCATTACTCACGGGCAAGAAGCTATGCAGGATGCAGAGGTCGTTAAGTCGTCGCTTGAAGAAGATATTTCCGCTGATTCTGAATAAACAATTTGACAACCCCGTGTAGTTGGGGTATAATAAACCATAATATAAGAGGTGTATATTGTCCAAACAATACAGTAGTGGTGCAGGCTTAAGTCAGAAAATCATGGATGGCGTTAACCTGCTGGCTGACTATACAGCCGCAACTTTAGGACCGAAAGGCAGGAACGTAATCCTGCAGACCGCCAACGGTACTCCCGTCATCACTAAGGATGGTGTAACCGTGGCGAGACATGTGGACTTAGACGATCCGTTTGAGAATGTCGGAGCCCAAATTATTAAACAGGCTTCGAGCCAGACAAACTCTATCGCCGGCGATGGAACCACCACTGCAACGGTGTTAGCAAGAGAAATTTTAGAACAGTCTCAACGCTACCTTGCGTCGGGGATGTCTCCTATTGAATTGAAGAGAGGCGTGGACAAGGCAGTAGAAGGAATAGTTATTAACCTTCAGGACATGGCTCAACCGATTAAGAGCAAAGAAGATATTGCTCACGTCGCCACGATCTCAGCAAACAATGATAGAACTCTTGGAGACTTGGTGGCTACTGCGGTTGACAGCGTTGGTAAAGACGGCGCTGTGACTGTAGAAGAGGCTCGCAGCTTGGAAACAAGCCTTGATTTGATAGAGGGATTCAGGTTTGCATCCGGCTATGTCGCGACAGCTTTCATTACAGACCCCCGACGCCGGCAAGTGCGCTATGAGAACCCGTTGATTATGGTGACCGATGCCAAGATCGAGCGTGTAGATGAGTTGCTGCCCGTGCTGGAGATTGCTGACCGAAGCAGCCGTCCGCTGATTGTGGTTGCTGACGATGTAGAGGGTCAGGCTTTGGCTGCGCTTGTCATGAACGCCATCAGGCGACAAGAAATGAACTCAGGCATTAAGGTGGCAGCAGTGAAGGCTCCTCGCTACGGTGAAGACCGGCTCAATATTATGCAGGATTTAGCTTTGTCTGTTGGTGCAACCTTCATCACTATTTCAAAGGGCTTGTCGCCAGAACAAGTAACCTTGGAACATTTGGGATCGTGTAAGACTATTGAGATCACCAAGGGTGGTACAACTGTTGCCGGCGGCGCTGGAGACTTTTCCAAGATTGATGAGCAGATTAATAACCTTAAGGCAGAGTTGGCTCAAACCGAATCTCTACATGAGTGCGAAAAGATCCAAGAACGAATCACCCGTCTCGCTAGCGGCGTTGCCGTCATTCGCGTTGGAGCAGCCACCGAGATCGAAATGACAGAGAAGCGCCATCGCATCGAAGACGCGCTTGAGGCAGTCAGGTCTGCGCAACAGGAAGGTATTGTGCCGGGCGGCGGCGTTGCCCTTATCCGCGCAGCAGCTTCGCTGGAAACAGCGTGCGACAATGAGGAGCAGAGATGCGGGGTAGAGATTGTTAAGAACGCAGTGTTTGCCCCACTTTTCCAGATGGCAAAGAATGCAGGAGAGAGTCCTGACCTGATCTGTGCTAAGGTTTTAGAGTCGGAAGATGATATGGGCTGGGATTTTCACGCTGGGTGCATGACCAAGATGATTGATTCGGGAGTAATCGACCCGGTTAAGGTGACTCGCAGTGCTCTGCAGAATGCTGCATCGGCGGCTGGGACTTTATTTACAACCAGTCACGCGGTTATCGAGACAACAAACTAATTAAAATACTATGGCACCTGATATTTCAGAAAATGTTATTACCATGATGGAACTGAACCAGTCGATGGCTATCCTTGGTTCCAAGATTGACTTGCTTAGTAGCGGCATTGACGGTATTAAAACCGACATTGATGGCATGGCTGATGACATTTCTAAGATCAAGGAGGCAATGTACAATCCCGATCAGGGACTGTACGCTCGACACGCCCAGCTTGAGGCACGCATCCAGCAGTTAGAAGCATGGAAGGCGAGCAACACTAAGGTTGTGTGGTCTATCGTAAGTTTGACGATAGCACTAGTTATGAATAGCATTTGGGGAATGATTACAGCTTCCTAAATGCAGTATCTATTCGGAGTATAGATGAGAGTTAACATTACTTATTCAGAAGAGTTGGAAAGGATTCCCGACTTGATTGCTGAATTTATGAGAGAGAGCGGCAAGTCTTTGCTGTTCTTGTCTAATCATGTCGGCGCGATTGATGACGGCACGATAAAAGATGTGCTGAGAGGTGAAGAGATACTTGAAGTCATCGATAAAACTCGCCAGAGCCTTGCAGCCATCGACCAGCGCCTTCAAGACGCCGCGTCCTTGTTGTCGGGCTACAACAATGCCATCAGAGGAGAGGTTCGTGACGACGAAGATCCAGCCGAATCCATCTGATAGCAGGTTTACTGCGGGCGACCTTGTATACATTCCGCAAGATGTTCAGTTATGGGCGTGGGGAGAGGGCTCGGTTTTCAGCACGCCTGCCCCAACAACAGGTATTTTTATCGAGGAAAGAGATGCGGGTGTTCTGCTTTTTATCAAAGGACGCAGGATGATGGCTAAGAAAGCCCACATCTATCCTTATGCACAGGAGAAGAAATGAAAGGAATCAAGCTAGTAGAATTATATGAGCAGCCTGTTTCAGCAGAAGAGAAGTGGACACTACGAGAAGTTGTGGTGAATCCCGATTATGTTGTTTGCCTTAGACCGGACTACCGGGCGCCCGCTTTGTTACGCGAAGGTGCTTTGCCGGAAGGTTTAGACGAGCGCCAAGAGTTCACAAAGATTCAGATGAGCCGGGGAAATGGTGGCTTAGATATTGTAGTGGTTGGCGGCATCGCTCTTATCGAAAACAAGTTAAATGTTCAACAGCGCAGTCTACTAAAAGGATAAGGATGCCAATATTATTTTATCATGTCTACGGAACAGGGCAAGACCCGTTCGCGATAGAATCCCTTAAACAGTTAGATCGTTCGGGTTACGAGTATGCATTAACCTTTCTGGACAAGAGCCCTGAGATGGCGATTCTGGTAGGAAAGAAATATCGATGGCCAACCTTGCCCCTAATCATAAAGTGTGATATAAATGGGGATGAAGAAGTAATTGGTGGCTTTCACGATCTTAAGGATCATTTAGGACTCAAAGATGAAAACTGTAGCGACTGCAGCAAAAAACGAAAGAAGTGATATTAAAGAGTACATCGACAGGATTGTAGTTTTTTTAGATATCGAATACAAGCTGCCTGTTGTGTTTGAGCGAGACGGCGAGACCGCTCTGTTTCATGCCAAGCGCGGCATTGTGGACGGCGATTTTATTGTTGTTGACAATCGCGTAGCTCTTGAGAAGCAGCTTTATCTGCTTCTACATGAAACCGGACACGTTCTCTTACGTGAATGCGAGATCGAACACGAACGGCGCTTCCCTGCTGCTGTACTGAAGGGCAAACGTATTACCCGCGCCCACAAGATCGACACCCTTAGAGAAGAAGTAATGGCTTGGGAAAAAGGAAGAGAGCTAGCTTCAGATTTTCAGATCCCGATTGATGATAAGTTGTGGCACTCGATGGTTACGAATGCCCTGCATAAATATTTGAAGTGGAGCATTAATGCCTAATATCAACTTTTTCTATGGACTTTGTTTCTTTACTATGGGTCATATCTGTGCATGGTTTCAATTAAATTCTCAGTTTGCATGGGAGTGGTGGAAAGACAAGCCTTTATTGGCGGTTGGCATCTACTCTATCCCTGTTGGGCTGAGTTTCTGGATGGCTACTCGTTATATTTTTGAGGAAACAGGAGAGGCGTGGTCGGCACGATTCATGGGATTCGCTGCATCATACTTTGTATTTCCAGTGCTTACATGGCTCTTGTTAAACGAAACCATGTTTACGACTAAGACTATGGTGTGCATTTTTCTTTCATGCTGCATCATGGGTGTACAACTATTTTGGAGGTGAGATGAAAGTTAATAAACCTTGGGGCTATGAGATTCGATGGGCGGTCAACGATAAATATCTGGGTAAAATCCTGCATATTAATGATGGACACCGCTTATCTAAGCAGTATCACAAAGAGAAGGACGAGACAATCTATGTGATGAAAGGTACGCTACTCCTAGAGCTTGGTCCACATCACGAATACACGGACACCGAGACAGGAATTACTCAAACCCTTCGCGAAGGCGACAGCCAGCGCATCCGTCCCGGCTTGATTCATCGGTACTGTGCGAACAAAGGCGATGTAGAATTGCTGGAGGTCAGCACACCGGAGATTGATGATGTGGTTAGGCTACAGGACGACTACGACAGATGAGAACAATATACCTGTTTGATGTGGACGGAACTTTAACGCCTCCAAAACAGAAGGCTGCTGAAATTTTCCGCCGCCAATTTTTTGAGTGGGTAAAAGATAAAGAAGTGTATCTAGTTTCAGGCGGCAGCTTTGTGCGGCTGACGGAACAACTTAGCCCCGAGGTTATGGATAGCATCGAGGGCGTATTCGCATGTATGGGCAACGTATACTATAGGAGAAAGAAGGGCGAGGCGAGAGCTTGGTTTCATGAGTATGAACACAAGTTTGAACCATCCAAAGAGCTTTTGTCAGATCTAGATTTGGCGGCGGCTGACTCAAAGTACCCCACAAAGACAGGAAAGCACTACGAGAGTAGGACCGGCATGGTCAACTTTTCAATCGTAGGTATGAACGCGACACAAGAGCAGCGAGATAAATATGTCACATACGATGCGGAACACAAAGAGAGGCAAGCCATCGTTAAGGAGTTGCGAAAGAAGCACCCTAAGTGCGATTTTGTTATTGGTGGCGCTGTCAGTATCGATATTTTCAACAAAGGTCGCGACAAGTCGCAGGTAATCAGAGAACATTTTAAGAATCTGTCCCAAGATGTTATAATACATTTTGTAGGAGATAGGATTGAATATCCCGGCAATGATTATGCGATAGCAGAAGCGGTACGCAAGAGAGCCTATGGGAATGTTCACCCTGTTGAATCATGGAAGGATACAGCGGTTCTCTTAAAGAGCCTTTAGTCATTTGGCAAACTATTTATTAATATGAAAACACAAAAAGCGATAGACAACTGGTTCAGCTTGCTCAAAGAAGCGGCAACCAAAGATCCGACATATATTCAACGCTCTTACGAGGTTGAGGTTGATGTTCGCATCAACAAGGAACTGGGAGGCAACAAGGACCAGACGCTTGATGATATTCGTTCGATTGAACGAGTTACCACCGTGACTGACCCTGCCCGAGCAGGTGCGATCAGCCGTGCGCGTGCCACTGATCAGTATTGGTTCAACCGGTATATTATTAAGTTTGAACTTAACACCGATCTGTCACCGAGATATTGGGTCAAGAGATACTTGGTTAAGGATTTGGCAAAGATCAAAGGACTGAACATTGTTCGGTGGGGTACCCCGACTGAGATGACAACGTGATCGGATCATTAATAAAGATTGGGCAGGGAATGCATGTCATAACCAGCAAATTCTGGGTGGGCTTCCAAGAACGAGAGCAGGAACAAATGCAAAAGGAATATTACTATGAGATTTTTTCAATGGGGAACACAGATGGCAAGAAACGTCACACAATCAATGTTCGCGATTTTTCGGAGAGTATTGAAGAGGGGAACATCCAGATCCTCTCTGCTCCGCGAAAAGCATGAACTAACGTATCAGGTCGAACTGCTTAGAGCACACAACAGGAAGCTAAGCGAAACACTTGAACAGGTGAAAGATGAGAACATTTTATTGTGGCAACACATGGAAGAAATGAAAGAGGCAGAGAGAGCCATCATGAAGTCTCTCACTGATGAGTACGAGGCTCAACTAATAAAAGGCTTGATGCCAGTGGGGGATGCGTGAAAATGGACAACACTGAACACGGTGCTGACGATATTATTGAAATGGTTAAGGCTGAAGATATAGGCGATATTGCCGAGAGTCTAAAGCCGAAACCGCCGCCAAAGCTAGCTCCGAGAGGTATCCGTACGTTTACTGTATGTCGGCAGAGCGATGAGACAGGTGTATCAGGCGAGGGCGTTGTTATCGAGGGCGTCGAGTTGGCATCAGGTCACTGCATCATTCACTGGCTGTATCCACCACCTAGAGGTGGTATCGCCATATTCGACAGCTTGGGAGATTTCCTAAAGGTCCATGTTGAACCCCATCCTGCAAACAAAACAATCATTACGTTTGAGGATGGAGAACAGAATACATACTAATTACTGCAGGTAGGCGCATGGATTATAAAACTATTCTAGAGAACTGGCAGAAGTTCGCACAAAGCACAAGACCGTTGACTCTCAATGAAACCCGCGAGATTATGAATGAAGTCTCTGCGCAGGTTGCTGACAGGATCTATGACTGGATGCGCGAGACACGCGGTTTAGACTATGATTTCAATGAAATCTTTGGCGAGAACATGCGCGTCGTTTTCCCCATGGACAGTGCAGACACTCGCATGCTCAAAGCTATTATGCGTGGCGTCAAGATTGCAGGCTGGTTGCCTCCGATTGGTGACGGCATGCGACAACGCTACCGGAGCATTTACGCCTACGATAAGAGTCAAGAAACCGGAAGCAACCTCAACCCCGATGGCGGCGAGTGGGAGCCAACGAAAGAAGAATGGAAGGCATGGGAAAATAATCAGGGTACCGATCCGTATGGTCGCCAATTCCCCACGAAGAAAGTGAAGCAGAAGCGTCAACGCCTTGCTGCTGACGGCGGCGGCGAGTATGAGGTTGAGATTGATGTAGCTGACCTGACTATGGAGCGCCGGGTCGAACAGGTCATTCCCAAAGGACCGAGAGCGGGCGAGACGATTACTAAGGTTCAGAAGCAGGGCATCAACAAGATCATTGGCGGTCTTGAAAAGAAGGGCGAGATTCCCGAGGGTTCCGCGCAGTGGTGGGCGAAGAACCAGACATTCTATACGAAAGATAATAACCACAAGAAAATCTCCCAAGGGCTGATCGAAGACAGATCAGAGAACATGCATGTTATCCTGTCGCGTCACCCCATCGACGTGCTGCGCATGAGCGACATTAGTAATATTTCGTCATGCCACAGCGAGGGTCATGAATATTTCCACTGTGCCAAGCATGAGGCGAAGGGTCATGGACCTATCGCGTACGCAGTCACAGAGGCAGAACTTAATAAACTTCTGACACCTTCTGAAGAAAGAGAAAAGCCGATTGCGAAGCTGGACAGAATGTATGACACGATGAGCCAAGCTGAGAGAGTCACGCAGATTCGTCAGGACTATGACACGGGCAGTCCCGAGGGTGCGTTGGTGCTATTGTGGGTGTGGGCTAGGTCCAACCACGGCACAAAGTGGTGGAGAGAACTTGACAAGCGGGTTGAGATGGCAGCAAAGCCAGAGAAATTCAAAGAGGTCGCACTGATCTCCAAAGCGAAAGAGTTAAACATCAGCCCTGAGTTATTTAAGCAGTACATTAAAAACTATGAAGATGCAAAAGCTGATCAACTTCCCGGCTTCAAGCCATACGAAGGCATCATATCACAAGAAGAATACGATGCCGCACTAAAGAAGCACAGCGAAGAAGCTACCCGAGCGCCAGACAAGAAGGACATTGGTGAGTTTGATGATGAAGAAATCTTTAGAGATCGAGACAGGGACGTTGAGGGCATCGGTGTAAAGACCCGCGTTAGGCTCAGAAAGTTTGTGGACGACCCCAACGAGCTAACCTTTACGGCTCCCGAAAGCAGGACATACGGCACAAGTACCCCCGGCTTTGTCGGCGCAGTCAGAGAGTTTGTGTGGGAGAAGCAGAAAGAGATATTCGCTCAAGAGTTGGGAGATATTGATCCCGAGACTGGCAAGGGCGAGGCAACCACGTATTTCATACCGCAGTTAGATTATCTCACACGCTACGGCGGCAGCTACGAAGATACGAGAGATGGAGAGGTGCTTAGTCTGTTCTTTCGACATGGCATGAGCGAGGGTGCGGAAGACCCTTACCCCTTTGGTATAAACGTAAACCACGACTCAGAGGGTGAGGACGAGGAAGAATACAACCAGCTTTATGATGAGTACGAGAATACTGTTAATGATTTGAACGAGCAAGCAAACAACGAGTTAACGCATACAACCTTCGGCGCACACGCTTCTGAACCCGGCTGGGGCGAACAACCTTATGTATCAGCAGATGGATCGCTGACCTTGAGGATCCCATTGGGTGAGGGTGAGTACTCCATCCCCGAGAATACCTATGGTGGCGATGCTAGAGAGTTTGCGGGCGTAGTGGATCTTCCCAGCGAATACCCAGAAGAAACAAACTGGGAATTGAACGATGACGAGTTGGAGATTGAATACCGATTTACCTGCGAGGACTGCCAGACCCCCGACGACGCCGACTATTTCCTAGATTACATGCGAGAGTTGGACGGCAAGTACGACCGATTCTATGAGATTGTTAGAAGAAAGCTGGTCGAAGAAGGATACGCTGCCAAGAGCGCATGGGACAACACAGCCAGCGAGGTCGAAGACTTAGAATCAAAACTCAAGAACTTTAATGTTATTGGAGATGACGACGATGACGACCCGACAGGCGAAATCTGGTTCAATCTTGGTCATGGCACCGGCGCCGCGAACCCAGACGTACCACTAGACCTCAAGCTGCCCGTTCAAGAGCTTTATTGGTTAACCAAACATCCCAGCATGGGTGCTGCCGGCGGTCTTGGTCGCAACGTGTTTCACTCAGGCGGTGGCGTTCCAGACATTATAGCAAAGGCAGTGTCAGGCAAGAGAGAACGTAACATAGTGTGGGTCGGTCCCGGCACCAACTCGTCCTTCAATCGCTTCTTTAGAGAGAAGTTATTAAAGTTGGAGATGGCGGCAAACAACTACGCATCGAAGCAGATCGATCTTCCGTTCGGAGACAAGTACGCGAAGCCAGCCTATGAGGGCATCAGTTTTGCCAAGGACACGCAGGTTGGCTTGAAGTTTGGCGATGCCGAGCATCGTGAATCAGCAACAAAACCCATCTTCCTACGATTTAGGGTTGTAGTCAATAGCAAGGATAACTTGGAAGAGTTGCAGGGAGCGTTCCACTTTATTGAGTTTATCGACAACCACATGGACATGCTGCTTGAGGCAGCGAAGGACATAACACAAACCTTTGTTATCGATCCTAATCTTGAGATTGCAGCAGAGATTAAAGAAGAATATCTTAGTGGCGATAAGCAGATTGGCATGAGCAAAGAGGCTATTGATACTTTCGCTTACGACGACAATGCAAGCAACCACACAAGGGCAATCGCGGAGTGGTGGTCATCCGGCGACACTTGGAGCAAGATGAACGACTTTGAAAAAGAGATTGTAACTGAGAGGTACTTGCGCCCCATGTCAGCCGGTAGGCATATTCCGTGGGATGACAAGAAGCACCTACCTACTGGCTGGGAAGGCGCACTAAGAGATCATATGTATTCCGCTGGAGTAGCCTCCGCAATCATTGACAACTTAGACTTCAAGGCACATGCCAGCCCAGAGATTACAGAGAAGCATTTTGGAACGGAAGAAGAAAGAAACGAGAAGCGTATTGAATATGAGTTGAAGATAGCCAAGAATCGTTGGAAAGCGACTCACGGCGAAGATCCTTCCGAAAAAGAGGTCGCATCATGGCGCAAAGAGATTATGAACGCGCTAGGCATGGGTGACGCAGCGCCGTTAGGCACTAACGCCATGTCCGAGCGAGTAGCATACCTAAAGAAAGCCTTGACAGAGACAAAAATACGTGCTAAGATAAGAAGGATTATTAAAGAAGCGGAGTAAACTATGAAGAAACATCTCGATACATGGAATCATTTTCTTAATGAGTCTAAGCTAAGGGTGTTCGACTTTGATGACACGCTGGCTGTGACTGACGCAGACGTTATGGTGACCCGAGCAGACGGGACAGAGTTTAGGTTGTCACCAGCCGAGTACGCGGTGTATGAACCCATCGCAGAATATAATCCAGCAACCAGAGAATACATCAACGAAAAGGGTGAGGTGTTCAACTTCAGTGAGTTCGACAGACTCATCAATCCCCGACAGGTGGAGCAGGTTGCACGGATTATGCAGAAGGTTGTTGATGCAGAGATGCGCGACGGTGCAGGTAGAAAGATCGCAATCCTGACCGCACGGGCTGACGCTGCAGCCAACGATATTATGGGCTTCATTGAGGACGTGTTGGGCATTGATGGCAGCATGTTTGAAATGATTACGCTAGGCACCAGCGATCCATACGCGAAGAAAGAATGGATTGAGAATGAGATTATTAACCTTGGGGCTAAGGACGTTTTGTTCTTCGATGATTCACCAAAGAATATCGCAGCAGTTGATGAGTTGAAACGTGAGTATCCCGAGGTCACTATCGTCACGCGCCTTGTTCACTATGCAGAGGGCATGGACGAGGACAAAGATCCAGAGTTAGATCACGGAGAGTTTCAAACTAGAATGAGAAGACAACACGCAGGTCATAAGAAAGATTTGATTGGCAAGGGTGATAATAAGGACACCGGAGGTGGCAAGGGTCACAAGAAGCCAAAGATGAAGCGTAGTAAGTCTTCGCCTCCCGGCGGTGCGTAGTGGGAAAGACACCAAAGAGTACAAGAGGACAAGAGATTGTTATTATTGAGGTCTACCCCGATGACTTAGCAGGCACCTTGATGCCGGGTGACATTGAAACCTTAAAGAACAGGTACGGCAACAAGCCATGTTCGTATGAGATATATTATCCTTGGAAGAAGAACCCACACTTCACATGG